TTTTGCTTTGAGCTTTGCCTCGTTCTCCAATGAATAAAAGCGAGGAACGCCTTGAAGATTGCCTCCAAGGCGTTCGTACTCGCTGAGTAAACGCTTGTATTGTTCTCGGTAATTAGACATTAGGGCTAACAGCTTTTTTCAATGCCAATGCGCGTTCCAAAATGGGGACATCGGGCGGGTATTGTTGTTTTTTCTTTTCTATGAGTTGTTGCAGGGTTTCGGTGCTGAGTGATTTTAATAACTCGGCAGCTTCTTCTTGCAAGGCATAGAAAGGAAAGCCCGCGAGGTATAGGCTTTTGACATTGTAAGGAATACGACTCAAATCTACTGCCTCCAAACCGCCCCCTAATTCTTTGGGTTTGGTGAAGTAGGCGGTACCTTCAGGAAGCAATGATTTGAATGCCGAATCATTCGCAATTTGTAATTCGGCATTCGTGATTTGCTTCTCGTCATTTGCGATAGTCTTAGGCTTCGGCGATTGTTCCTGCATACTTGTACGGTTTTGAATTTGTGATGATTTTGAGGGTAATACCGCTATCATCTTCGGCTTTTTTGCCTGTAGTGGCTTCGGCAGTATCCATATAAGCAGGGTTGATCTTGGTGCCTATTACCCATAGAGTGCCTTGGGCATCGGGGACTACGAAAATCATCGGCACATTCTTGTAACGATTGATGAAATCGAGGGTTACATCGCTAAAGCGAGGTATTTTAAACTCTAACTCGGTTTTAGCTTTTTTGTTGCCAGCATTGCCTACGAGTGTGATTTTGAGTTCTCCCTCGTCTATCTGAGCGTCTATACCTTTGAAATTCTTGGTCGCAATAAGGGTAAGGTTACCGTCTTCGATAGTGTTGGCTTTTCCGAGTTCGCCCGTATTGGCGGGCAATACGCATTTATCAACAAACGCCTTAGGGGCGTACAAAATGCGCGTGCTGATGCCTCCGCTTACTTCGTCGTTAGGACAAGCATCGAGGCTTTCGTGTGGTACGTTGTCAAAACAATTTTTTGCCATAATCTTACTTTGTTAATCTGTTAATAAGAGGTGAGTGACCGCCGATGAGTTGGAGGAGTAGTTCCTCGTCATTAGCGATTTCTTCTTGTGAGAGAGCTTCACCGCCGATAAGCAACATTTGAGGCGCATCGTCAGCAAACTTGTAACTCACATTGCGGAATGTAAACTCGTAACCTTTGCGAGGGGCTTCTTCTGTGGGTTTTTCGGGAGTTCCCTTGAGTTGTGCCTCATATTGGTCGAGTTGTTGTTCGCGTGCGTTGAGATGTTTTTCAACCTCATTGAGTGCGAGTTCACGGCGGTTGAGAGCTTCTTCTCTCTCGTTGAGGGCTTGTTCTTGAGTGTCGTTGCTTTCGGTAGAGGCGTTATCAATTTCGGGCGAATTGCCATTTGAGGGCGAATTGCCATTCGCCCCTACGGCGGGTATATTTTTTTCTTCTTTTGCCATTTTTATTAGGTGTTAGGGGTTAGAGGATAGGGGTCAGGGTTCACCCCCTGACCCCTGATACCTTATTACGCTAATACGAGGTTAGGGTAGAACAACTTGTTTTGCTCATCGTTGTTCAATCCTCGTTTTTTCTGAGCATCGTTGGTTTCCACGAATAGGTATTGGTTTACGGCAAAATCGTAGCCCAAGTGCCATTCGGAGAATATTTTCACGAGGTAATCTTGCACCTGTACATCGTTGATACGCGCAGGGTTATCTACGCGGTCGTATAGGCGGAAGAGGTTACCGTCTACCCAAGCGATGATACGCCCCGCTTTCAATCCTGGTACACCTACCAAGTCACGTCCGTATTTGGTTTTTCCACGTTGCGGATCGTTGAAGTCGATGTATTGGTTAGCAGGTGTTTCGCGTAGCTCTACATAGTCGTTGAACTCTTCGAGAGAGATAAAGAGTGTTTTCACTTTCACGCCCCCTGGCAAGCCTTTTTCGAACTTAGTAACGCGGTCTACAATACTTGTTACCCCTGCATCTACAGGAATGTGGAAAACAGGGTTGCTTGTATCGGCAACGGCGCGGTTCACTACTTCGTTAAGTCCGTCCATTGTTTTGGTATAGTCGGGGGTAGTACTGCCTACTTGGGTGGCATCGTACTTGCCCGTAATACTAATGAGGTCGAGGTCGGAAATCACTTTTTTGGTGATAAGCCCCATAATGAACTTGCTGATAGGCATTTCGTGAGGTTTTTTGTCCTCTTCGTACATAGCTTCTTCCCAACTGCCATAGATGTCGTTAGGGTTGATAGGGAAGTTGATTTTTTGACGGAAGTTTTTCAAAAGTTTCTTTTTGAAAGACACTTCGCCAGCACCCGTCCACTTGTCGGAAAAGGCTTGCACAACATTGCTGATGAATACAGCAGGTATATGCCATTCGCCTTTTACTTTGCCCAGTGGTTTGGCGTAGCGGTTTAGCAGGATTTCTTTGGATAGTATCGCTGCTTCGAGTTCGGTAGGACGGGCATTGCCGTAACGTACGAGCTCTTTTGCAATTTCGGTAGCTTTAATTGTATTTCCCATATTTTAATTTACTAATTTGCTAATTGATTGTGTGCATCGTTCATATCTACGATGCCATCGAACTCTCCTTTTACCTCTTCTTCTTTGCCGTCATTAGCAGGCAATGAGTGTGCGGGGCGATTGTTAAGTTCGGTTTTGAGGCTCTCAGTTTCGGCAGTAAGAGCGGTTACTTGCGTTGCGAGGGCTTCTTTTTCAGCGGTAAGGGCTGTTTTCTCAGCCAATAGCTTTTCGTTGTTGGCTTTCAGCTCTGCCATAAGTTGCTCGAGGGCGGTGTTGTCGGCAGCGGTTTCGGCAGCTGCTAAGGCGGCTTCAATCTTGTCGAGTTGTGATTCTTTGAGTTCGACAAATTTTTCAATCCCAAATAAGGAGCTTTTCAGGTCGATATTGGCGAGTGCCAATATAGCGGCGATTCTTGCGTGTTTCATTCTTTTTATAGATAAGAGGTAAGAGGTAAAAGGCAAAAGCCGATTACGCCTTACGGATTAAACTTTTTCTAATTGACTAATTGGCTAATCACCTCATTGAGAGTCATTACCTCGTCGATAAGTCCTAATGATTTGGCTTTTTTAGCACTATAGGTGTTGCCTTTAAATACTTCTTCTTTGGCATCGGGGCGGTAGGCTTTTACGCTGCTAATAAAGCGGGCGTTAGTATCTGATAGGTTTTGCAATACGGTTTTCTCATTACCCTCCTTGAGGTCGCGATACCATTTGTTTTTCTCGGTGCTTTCGGGGGCGTAGAGTTCGTAGACTTTTACGCCGTATTTTTCTAAAAGGGGCGCAAAATCTTGGAAACTCATCATCGTGCCTATACTGCCAATAGCATCGGCAAAGGGGGCGGCGACTACCTTGTCGCAAGCACTGGCAATCCAATAGGCAGCACTGCACATATAACCGCCGGTATAGGCGACAGTAGGTTTTTGCAAACTGCGAATAACGCTGGCAAGCTCCTCAGTGCCTGAAACCATTCCGCCCCCGCTATCGATGTCCAGCACGATAGCGGTAACGGCTTGGTGCGATTCCAGAGCTTCTAACAGCGAAATTATATATTGAGTGCCTATATATCCGTAAGAGGTGTATTTAACGATGGGCTGTTTGAGTTCAACCACTACGGGGAAGCTGTCACGCCCTTGTTGCAAAGAGGCGTTGCGCTGCTCAAAATCATAGCGGTAATCCTCTTCATACCAATGCGAACTCTCGAAACTCCCCTTACGATAAGCTAAGAGGAGTTCGGGGAGTTTTTCAGCGAGGTAATTATGATTGATAGAGAATAGCATAATAATTTGTCAATTTGCTAATTTGCCAATTTGCTAATCGGCAAATTATTAATGGTGCAAAATTATTGCAAAGGCGGCGCAAAGAAAAGGACACGGAATTTTTCGGTTATCTTACTGATATTAGGGAAGATGATAGTTTGCCCTGTAAGGGTTACTATATAGCTGTCGGTGCCCTTGCCATTGTCGGCTATGTTATCGTCGATAGTGAAGCTGAAAGGCTCGCGGGCGTTGCCTACTACCAACATTTCCTGCTCGGATACTAAGGCAACCACATAACGGCGTTGCTTGTGAAAGCCGATGAGCTTCTTGCGGGTGTCCTTAGACAAATCGTAGATGGGCAAGGAGACTTGTATATCGAAGTAATCGTTGTGGTTTTGCTGTTTGATGCTCACCTTGCGGTTATAAGGCGCGGGGTTATGCAGGTCGATACGCAACAGATAGCTGTTTTCATTGGGGGTAAGGGCGCGCAAATTCTGATTGAAGCTAAAAGAAGCCGCTTCAAACAAGAGCACGTGCGATATTTCGCGCGTAAAGGATTCGGGGAGGTTGCAAAGGTTGAGCATTAGTTGTTAGGTGCGAGCCGCACGGGCTATTTATCAATTTGATGCAAAAGTAGGGTGTTTGGAGATGTTGTGAAAGGACGGCTTTGTGGTAAGAGATAAGAGGTAAGAGGGGCATTAGGCGTTGTGTAGTAAGGGTTTGCGGGGTGTTTTAGGGGTGTTGGCTGTATGTTGGCTGTATGTTGCCTGTATGGTGGCTGTAGTGAAGCTAAGGGAGGGCTGTGAAGTGGCTGTGGGGTAATAATAAAAGGTAAAAGGCTGTTTGTTAGCCTTTTACCTTTTATTTTTAGTAAGGGACAGGTTTAGAAGTTTTTTATTCTAAATTTTCTATATTTCTGAGTTTTTCGAGGTAGAAATCGCGTATTCGTTGAAAATCTTCATCGGTAAACTTGTTGTCTCTGAGTCTCATTCGCTTGTGAGTTGCTGCTGATGTACTCTTCTGAATGGCACGCGCTACCTTGCTATCGGATAGCTCTAATTGCTTAATGATGTATATTACTTTTTCGTGCGAGGTCATAATTATTCTTGTGTTATCATATTAGTATTGTACCATTGCCACGCTTCATCTAAGAATTGTGTTTCGGATATTTCAGGGGCTAATTCTCCACCAGTTAATTTTACGTTATTCTGAATTATTATGAGGTTGAACTTCTCATATTCATTGAATACGTATAACTTCTGAGGCTTGCTCTTTAATTCTCTGTTAAGAACTATCTGCTGTGTGCGCTCTCTAATTACCAATATCAGAGATAAGTAGAGAGGTGAGTAGATAAAATGAAAACCATTAGGCAAATGCTCAGGCTCTGGCTGTAATGCCAATAAGAATTTCGGCATTTTTAGTTCAAAAAGTTTGTTGTTATCCATATTATTTTGTATATTTGCCCCTCATTTCTAAGGGTGTTAAATCGTTAGACTTGTTTTAATTTTACAAAGTAAAGCCCCTAATGTAATGTTAGGGGCTTTTAATTTATCTAATAAAGCGATACTTAGGCAAGAAATTGCGACTACCCCCTATTTTGAATTTACTAACCATTTCGCCATAATAGTTAATAGGTTCATCAAGGCTAATTGTGGTAACATTGCGCCCATTGTAATCATATTGGTGCGCACTGTAACCTACTGACATATTGGGTAATCGCCATACCCCCCAATTCATAGAATTAAGATAATACAATATCCTACTGAGGTTATCTACATTAGCCTCGAATACTTTACCCTCTTTAATTTCATTTTCAAGAGCACGAAAGTCAGCTTCTAAATCTTGCTTTTCTTTCTCATTCTGAATTTTCTCTGCTTCGTGTTTTCTCTTGCAGAAATTGCAGAATTTAGTGTACGCTTCATTTAGATTTTCGTCGGTAATTTCACCATCTACATCAATGAATGTTACAAAGTATGGTCTTTCTGTGAATTTTTGTGCCTCTACCTTTTCATAAGGCACTTCATTAACTTGTGGGTAACCTTGCTCTTTCTTTTTGAAAGTAACATTACCTGCTACAATGTAGGTGTAGCTATTTGTTGTGTAAAATTCTAATTTCATCGTTCTAAACATTTTAAATGTTAATACTTATTTTAAATTTACAAATTCGGTTGCACTCTCTAAGGTGAACTTCTTAGAGTAGTACTCTTTAGAGTATTTTTTATTCTTTTTTACAAAAGTGTAATAATCTTTTAAAAGTTTTTTGTTTGATTTTACAAAATCAAGTACTTCTTGGCTTGCTTCTTTGTTAGCGTTAAGTTTTGCTTTACTTGCTGCTGCTTTGGCTTCTGCTCTTCTTTCTTCATCTTCTAATTCTTCTTGTAACTTAGCGATGTATTCAGCATTCTTCTGTAATTCGTAAGTAATTACCCACATTTGCTTTTCGCTGAAAAAATCTTTTAAATTTTCAGAAATAATTTTGTGAGCTAATGATGATGTAGGTAAGTATGCCATTAATTTACTTCTGAAAGAATTAGCAACTTGGCGATTCGTTTCTTCTACAAAACTACCAATAGAGCTGACAGTTGATACACTTGGGTTGATGTAAGATACTTGGTTGTAGATGTCTTTAACTGTAACTGTAACTTTCATTTTCTTTGAGTTTTTAATGTTAATAATTGTTCTTATTTTAATTTTACGCTGCAAAGATATGGCAAGATTTTTAATTACGCAAGTATTTTGCTTACTTTTTTCATTTCGTTTTGTTTAAAATATAACAATCATTTATAAGTATATATTTATTAGGTAGTTATGTGATTATTTTTTTGCACTAAAAAAAGGCAAAAGGTAGTGTTATACCCTTTGCCTTGGTGAGTTACTCGTTTTCGTTTATAGGCTGCTCTATCTCATACGTTATAGGTATTCCTATTTCGGTAGCGATGTAATGCTCGATACGCGCGCCCTTGCTGTCTTGCCAGCCTTGTAGCATATAGATAGCCTTGCATTGTAGCAGGGTGGCAATATCTTTGACTATATGCGCTTCCCAAGTGTCGTGCTCTGATAATCCGTTTTCTAAGGGGTTCACGGGTTCATAGCCTAATCTTTTCATTGCTTTGGCTACGGAGGCAAAGCGTTTGCGGGTTTCGGTGAGGTCTGTACCGCTAATCTTTCCTGATATGTAGATTTTCATTCTTGTTCACTTTTATAAATTTCAATTAGTTTGTACACAAGTGCTTCTTGGGCTTGTTCGTAAGTATTATAGAGAAAAACATCCGTATCCTCGTCTAATATTTCGAATGAAAAACCTTTATTGTTCTTATCTCTATAACGATAGGATACAAGCCCTACAAGGTTCTTTTTTCTAAACCACGCTAAGACATCTGTCCAAGTGGGGATTGAGCAAGCATAAGAATAATGTTTACCTGTTTCGAGGATATCTTTTCCCATTTCAGAATTTGTTCTTTGACTACATTCTGATAATTCTGCATAATAGTAGCAATAATCATCACCCTCAAATGAGATGAATATCATTTCTTCGTCAAAAACTTCGTGGTAAGTAACCAAACAAGGTTCATTAAAACCTATTGCTTTGAGTTCTTTGGCTATTTCTAAGGGTACAAGCCAAGTGGGGTAGTTGTTATTTTTCATTTTTGATAAATTTTCTGTTAATAACTTTGCCTTTTCGGTTTTTGATTTCGTTGTAAGCAATGTTTAGGCACTCCTCGAGGGTGATGCCTTCCAAATGAGCAATACCGTTGAGATAGTGTAGGATACTAAAAATTCTAAGTCCGCTTGGTTTAGATATTTCTTTGCCTTCATTCCACACATAAAGGCTTATCAATCTACCTAAAGCGTTATGAGCGTGCATTACGTATGAGATTGTATAATAACCTGTTACGGATAGATCAACCGCTTGCTTAATATACTCTATAGCATCCAATTCTATAAAGTAACAATAGTTAATCATTGTTATCATTACATCGCCTATGGCGTCCTGAATAGCGGTTTTGTCGTTATCATAACACGCCTTGATAAGTTCGCCTACTTCCTCGTGGGTTTTCAGGAGTTCAT